TCAAGTATGAGTTTGGGCTCAAAACTTGTCGCAATGCTTTAGTCATGCGCCACGGCGGAGTTCAAAACAGGCCGGGAACTAAGTTGGTAGGGGAGATTTTTGTAGATGGATCCCCGACATTCGGGCCTGCGATACGCACTATTCCGTTCATCGTTGACCAAAGCAATTCCTACGTCCTAGAGTTCAGAACTAGGAAAGCCCCTTTCTTTGCGGCAGGCGCATGTATGCGTGTCATAAAAAACGGGGCCTATGTTTCAACTTCCATATTGGACATTCTGACTGTCTCCAAATCAAATCCAGCCATAGTCACAACTTCCGCCCCTCACGGAATAGTAACTGGTCAGGAAGTTTTCATAAGCGGTTGTGTCGGAATGGAAGAACTCAACTTTAGAGATTTAAGAGTTGTGGTTACAGGCGTATCGACCTTCACGTTACAAAACATGGACGGAACAACTTTTGATTCAACTAATTTCTCCACCTATCTTTTTGGCGGTAAATCGGCCTGCATTTATGAAACACTCGCCACAGGAATACTTTTAACATCTCTCAATGAGAAAAATCTCAAGTTCGTCCAGAACGCAAATTCGATGATTGTTGTAGGCGCACAGGATGGAGTGAACCCATACTTCCAGCAACCCACCGAAATAAAAAGAATCAACGATACCAACTGGACGTTCACGACCATGACTTTTGCTCCCACGCAGGCTCCCCCAACTGGAGTTGTGGCGAGTAGTTTCACTCCCGGCCTAATCCCGTATCGGTTTGTGATGACGGCGATCAACGACATCACAGGGGAGGAATCACTGCCCACTGCCGTTGCCACCACACTTGGCGTTGATCCAGTAACTTCTACAAATTGGAACCAATTGGGGTTCACTCCGGCCTTGGGAGCGACAGAATATAATGTGTATAAAGAAACTCCTCGAGGTTCTGGATATTATCTATTGCTTGGAGTTACAAGAACTACCTTCTTGGATGTTGGTCAAGCTGTTACAAATCAGCAACCTCCAGCCGTGAGTAACAATTTTACAGGAACAAATAACTATCCGACCTGTGTAACATTCTTTCAGCAACGTCTGTTGTTTGGAAATACAATTGCCAATCCCGAAAGAATTTTTGGGTCAAGAATAGGTTTGCAAAACAACTTTGTGTCCAGCAGGCAGTTGAATGATGACGATGCCTTGCAGTTCGATATGACAGCAAATCAGGTGAACAAAATCCAGAACATGATAAACATAGGAAAGCTAATCGTGTTCACTACTGGATCAGAGAATTCAATTGAAGGGAACTCCAACGGAACCCTGACCCCAACTGCTGTAAATCCGAAGCAATATAGCCAGAATGGTTCCAGTATAGTTCCTCCTCTTGTGGTAGGTGGCGATGCGCTCTACATTCAAAATCGTGGATCTATCGTCAGGAGTCTTGCTTTTGAATTCCAAAGCGACAGTTATCGTGGAAACGATCTGACAATTTATGCTTCGCATCTTTTTGTCGGAAGAACTATTGTCGAGTGGGCATGGCAACAGATCCCGCAGAGCATCGTATGGTGCGTCCTAGACAACGGCAATGTTATTGCCCTGACCTATATTCGTGAACAGCAGATTTGGGCTTGGCATCGCCATGATACCGATGGGTTTGTCAGACATATTTGTTCGATCCCCGAAGGTGAAGAAGATGCGATCTATGTCGTGGTCGAGAGGGTCATAAACGGATCCACTCACTTTTTTTCCGAAAGACTGAACACTCGAATCGTTTCAGATGACACCATCGATGATGCAGTTTTTTCCGATTGCCTGCTGACGATTGATAACAGAAACAGTGACCCTGCCGCTCAGGTCGATGTGATAAATTCTGCCCTAGTTGTGAACGCAGATCCTCCGGGAAATATCATCGCAATAAATTCACCGACATGGTTGGCTGGAGTTCCTTTGCAGATGCGTTTCATTGGGCTCCAGTTTCCTTTACCTCCTTTGAGAAGATTCAACATAGGCGATGTTATACAAATAACCGATTCGTCTGGTTTTGAATTGACCATGACCATCACTTTTTTATCTACTTTGTCAGGTGAATTTGTAGCCGTTCCCGACAGAGATGTGCCTGTCTCGATGCAAAGTTTGGTTACTGCCCCGTTGAGGTTTTCGAGCTGGAAAAGACTGGTTAAAAAGTTCGTTGGATTCTGGCATCTCGAAGGAGAGAACGTCAGCGTTTTAGCTGACGGAGCCGTGGTAGCCAGCCCTAACAACCCGAAATATCCAGTTGTCAAGGTCGTCAACGGAACGATTAACCTAGACTTTCCTGCGGCTGTAATCCAAGTCGGGCTTCCTTATATAACAGACATCGAGACGCTGAATATCGACATCACTCAAGGAGAGACGATGATCGATAAGGCTAAGAACGTGGAGAGAGTCACCATTGCTCTTGAGGACACGAGAGGCGGATTCTACGGGCCTGAAATCCCCACAGGAAGCGATCCTACCGAGGGTCTTTTTGAGTTAAAGACTAGAAATCAAGAGACTTACGGCAGTAACCCTGATTTAACGACAGGAACGGCCTACGTCAATTTGAGGACAGAATGGAATTCCAATGGTAGAATTCTGATACGCCAAACCGACCCGTTGCCCATGTCAGTTCTAGCAGTAGCCCCGGGCGGCTTCATTCCTACGAGGCAGTGATGTCAAACGCAAATGCACTTATGTCTGGAGTTAGCGCAGGAAGCGCCTTCATTGATATGTCCAGCGCATTCGATCAAGCTCAGGCTCTTAGAACTCGAGGCGATATCGCCAAGAGAGCTGGAGAACAGAATGCAAGGATGGCTGAACTTCAAGCCGAGGACGCTATCACTCGTGGAGAAAAAACTGCCAGCCGCAGTGATGCGGCTACACAGAAGCTCATCGGGGCTCAGAGAGCCGCCCTTGCCGCCCAAGGTATTTTTGTGGATAGCGGATCAGGGCTAGATGCTCAGGTCGAGGCCGGAAGGATTGGAGCAGAGGACGCCGCAACCATCAGAATAAATGCCTATCGTGAGGCTTTGGGATTGAAATCGAAAGCCGCTAACGATAGATTTTCTGGAGAGATTTCAAAAATTTCTGGCGATCAAGATTCCAGAAACACATTATTGTCTGGTGGACTCAGGGCCACTGGCAGACTGTTGGACTCGGGGAAGTTTTATTCTGAATACAAAAAAGATATATACAAATCTCCGCCAGAAAGTTCTGACTTCAACACATCTATTGAAAAAATATATCCAAAAAACTACGGCCTTAGCTTAGGAAAATAAAATGGCTATCGTTCCTTTAGCGGAAAACAGAGTTCAAGAACAGGGCCTCCCTAACGTAAGAGTTAGCGGAGACGTTCCGCTTTCGGCTCTCGGCGGAGGCCAAAGCGCCGGACAGGTCACACAATCACAACTGGCCCTCAACGATTCTATGATGAAGGAGATCGAGCATCAGAAGCAGAAGGCTGATCAGATCGCTGTCATGGATTACGAATCCCAAATAACAAAATTATCAACAGACATAATGGACGCTCCCGGGGGAGCCCTGAGCCAACGTGGGCTTAACGCCATGAGTCAGCCGGAACAAATTGTTTCTGGATTCGAAAAAACCGCCAGCGAATTGACCAACGGTTTAACGACAAGTGTTCAAAGGCAAATGGCTAACCAGAAAATGAAGGATGCCAGTGGCGATATGTATAGGCGTGTGATGCATCACGCCGCCGTTGAGGGAGAGAAACACGCTGACTCTGTATTTGACAGTTGGGTAAAAAATCTTTCCAACGCCGCAATCATGGACGGAAGGCCGAGTCGTGTGCAGGAATTCGTTTCCTCTATTTATCAAAAGGTGGACGAATTCGGTGAACGCAAAGGATTAACCGAGAACGAAAAAATAGATGTGTCATCGTCAATCGTCAGCAAGATTTATTCTGGCGTGGTCACTGACCGTTTAAATAAAGATCAATTCAGTTCAGCCAAACAATATTACGATGAAAAACTTCCGTTCATTCTTCCTGTCGATAGGAAAAGTCTTGAAGGCGCTGTCAAAGAAGGCGACATACGCAGACAAGTCTCTGCCGAAGCTGATAAATTATTTGAAAAATATCCAGAAGAATATCAGACCCGAGACGCAGTTAAAGAAATAAAGGACTTGGTGGTTCGTGAGCGAGTTGCGGCGGAACTTAGTCACAAATATGACGAAAGGGCTCGAGATGTAAAAGCCATATCTGCCGGAGGCTACGATGATATGGTTAATACTGTGAAAATGACTCCGCAGAACATATCTCCGGACAAAAGCATCGACTTGTCGAAATGGGTATATGCCACTCCCGAACAAAAGGAATTGATCGTGGCCCGACTCAATGTTCCTAAAAAACCCAACGATGCGGCTTGGTTTGAACTGAAACAGATTCCAACAGAAACTTTGGCTACTATGGGCAATGAGGAGTTTGACGGTTACTGGACTAAATTAAATTTGTCCCAAAGAAACGCCGCCACTGCTCGCAGAAAAAATGCTATCGATGCAGTTAATAATCCTGCATCATCCAGAAAGTCAGCCGCAGACCAGAGCTTCGATGAAATTATTATGAAAACTGCTCAAAAATCAGGAATTGTTCCTAGCGAACTTTCGTCTAAACAAATACGGGAGGGAGGATATACTCCAGCCCTCGGAGATTTTGAAAGAGATGTTCAAAGGCACATTAAATATTTCGAGGACTCAAACGGAGGCCGAATAGCCTCGTCCACCGATATCCAAAAGATTGCTGAAACTATGGCGATTCAAAAAGCCAGTGGCAAAAAAACATTCGAGGATGTTATTCCTCTGTCTGAGATTCCTAGAGCGGATGTTTCGAGAGTCAGAAAGTTCCTAGAGTCAAAAAACATGATCCCTAGTGACGCAAATGTTGAGATCTTCTACGGATTACAAAATGCAAAATGAAGAATTCCCTGAAAGCTACACAAAAGCATTTGATCAGATGCAAACTCAAAACGAGTCTGCGTTAAGAGCATCTATGTTTGGGGCATCTCAAACAACTCCAGAGACTCACGCTAAATCGATGGAGCTTTCCCAAGCCTCCGGAGTCGATCCTGAAATAGTTTCCAGAAATATTCCGGAGGTTGAACAGAAAGTTGCTCAGGATTCTATTGATTACAAGAAATTACTTTCTGAAAACCCTAAAGTTGCTCAGTATTTGGAGGACGTTAATAACGCATCTATCCACAGGAAAGAAGTAATAAATCTTACCAACTTTGACGATGTTCCTAAAAAACACAGCAAAATGGAGAATCTCCAGAGCAGGCTTCACAACGGGGTGATTACAGGGCTTGAGCTAATGCCTTCATATCTTCCGGAAGGACTAGCTACCCTCGGAGGAAGCGCCGTTGATTTATCGAATTTGGTGTTCGACAAAATGGGCATCCCGGGAAGAATTGAAGCTCCGGAATTTCATCCAAGCGCAGAGCTTACCAGATACAGAGATTCGCTCAGGGAACAACTTAAATTTGAACAAGAGGTCATCAACCCTTCGGCTTGGGGATCCGGTTGGGCAGATATAAAAAAAGGAGATCTAATTGGAGCGGGAGGAAATTTTGTATTGGATGCCGTTGAGTCTGCGCCATTAAGTATTGCACTTTTAGGTGCGGCCTTTTCTGGACTTGGCACTCCAGCTCTTGCCGGGATTGGATTAACTACCTCTGGTCAGCATTACGATGAATCCGCCGACTCGGGAGCTTCTCCGGAAGCTCGTAGGCTTGCGGCAAATCTTAACGGAGCATTTGAAGCCGGATTCGAATCTTTAGAATTGGTTATGCCTTTAAAGCATTGGGGAGAGGCTTTAGTTAAACAGGTAGGGAGGGATGCGGCTGGAGAAGTCGTAAAATCTTTCGCCAAATCAGTAGCTTACAATACTGGAGTTGAGGCGACTGGAGAAGGGCTCACTCAGTTTTCTCAGGATATGGCGGATTACCTTACTGGCGTTGACCCTAATGCTATGAATGGCGCTTGGGAGAGAGCCTTCAACGCCGCCGCCGCAGGAGCCGTATCAGGCGGGACTATAAATGCGGCTGGATCTGTTGGAATAGCCGCAAGCCGTATGGAAAGAATTAAACAGGTAGCTGAAAATTCAAAAAAAACACTTACCGATATCGGGAGCAAGTTTGATGAATTGAAGGCTCAGGAGAAACTTCCGGGCTCTACAAAAACATTTGCCCAAACAAATCTAAAAGGAACCACTATCGAAAACATGGTTTTTAAAACCGATGTTTTCGAGTCTTTGGTTCCCAACACAGCAGAGGTGGTTCAGAAATTGGGCATAGCCAAGGAATATGAACTTGGCAGAGAGACAGGCGAGGTTATCATCCCAACTGCTGTTATTTTGGATAACTTTTCCGGAACTCCTGAATTTGAAAAGCTGAAAGATTCTTTCAGATTTCAAGAACAGGAAAAAACCGTTGAGGAAGTAGAGGCTGACGAGAAGGTTCAGGCAGACTTGAAGCAACAGGTCGCCGCCGCCGTTGCCGAGGCTAAGGCTGTTGAAGCCGCCAACTCGGAAAACCCGATGGTGGCTCAAGAACAAAAATTGTTAAATATGATCAAAGGCACAGGCGAGATACCTGAATTCGCAAAGCCTATCGCTAGATCCATTAGGAATGTCGTTGAGAACATCGCTGGCTTCGCTAAGGTGGAACCTCAAACTATTCTCCAAAATCTACCTCTAATCATTCAGAACGCCGGAGAGGGTCAGGCCCCTAGCCCGAAGGCTCTGTTTCAGGCGAGCGAGCTTGGGCCAAAGCGTGAAGATCTCCCCTTTGAGCAACCGATAAAAAAACAACTTGTTCCAAGCATTGTCGAGCATGTTCTTTCATCTCAGGTTATTGAGAAAGCACTTGCGGCGATAAAAAAATATCGCAAGCCAGCCGTAGCCACTATGGAAGGATTGGTGGATCGTTTTGGCGCTTCCGAAATAGCTAAAGCCAAAAAATCTCTCAAGCCTTTTATCGAGAAAGCGCAGGCGAGCAAACCGGAGTTCGATTCAAAAATCAAAGCCATAGCTGACGCTACCAATACATACGTCAGAAAGACCGGACTTAAAGCCGAGATCAGAACAATCGAAAAGCACATTTCTGAGAATGACAAAGATCCTAGAGCGATGAAAGATCTTGTTAGGGGAACTATTGTCACTGATAGCATCGAGGATGCTCGCAATGTAGTAAAAGTTGTCGAAAAAATATACGGAAAAGAAAACGTCTTGAGAGTCAAAGACAGGTTCTTAAAGCCTAGCCTTGACGGTTACTCAGATATTTTAATAAATGTTAAAATGGAAAATGGAGTGACTGGAGAAATCCAGCTTTCTGTTCCGGAATTTGTTTTATCTAAAAGCGTTGGGCATGAATTATATACTCGGGCTAGGTCGCTTCACGAAGTAAATCCGATCAAGCAAGAACTTGAAGATCTTCAAAGGGAAATTTATTCCGAGGCCAGAGCCTCATCTCTCCTGCGATCCTCGGCTTCGAACATCATTTCCATGAATTCGTCCGGAGTGGCAGGGGAACCCTTGCCAGTCTCGCCCGAGGGGAATTCAACTTTGCCGGGCAGGAATGCCCAAGCCGAGCCATCAGGAAATTTGGCGACTGGCTTGCCCTCGATATCCAACAAAACTGTTCCGGCTGGAAATGAAGCGAAATCAAAATCATTTTCTACTGACATAAGTGTTGCCTCCCTATTAGAAAGATTAACAGGTAAACCTCGGCCTGTAAAGTCCATTGATTATGTGCCGATGGGAAATCTCCTTCCGCATGAAACGGAGGCTGAAACGAGGTTTGGCGAGATAGCCGCTCAACCTAATATAGTAGAGCTTTATTCAGCACTTGACGGAACAGATGGAGGAAAGGTCTTAGATGTCGATTTAGCTCGACAGCTTATGCCTGAATACGCCGCAAGCGCAAATGGGAAAACTCTCTATACCCTAGCCACCCAAAAAGTAGCTAGGGCGATTATAACCAAGATGTATGCTGAAAGGCTTTTGATCCGTGATGGGAACGCCCCGGTTGTTTTCTTGGCTGGCGGCGGCGGCTCCGGAAAAGGATCTATTCCAAAAGACGGAATAGAAGGAGCCAACACAGTTATAGACGGAACTTTTGCTGATTTTGACAAGTCAATGGCTCTTATTGACCAAGCGAAATACAGGGAATCCGTTGTTAAATATGTGTATCTCGATGCTAAGGAGGCCGCTCGCAGGGCCGCCTTGCGCTTTCTGAACCCCAAAACTGGCGGAAGATACGTCCCAGTCGATGTTTTGCTCGAGGATCACATCAAGGCCCAAGAAACCATTCTCAGGATGGCGAAGGAACGCCCTCATGTCAGACTCACAATTTGGGACAATAACGGCAAGGTTCCTAGAAAGATAAGTGTAGAAGAACTTAACGCTGTGCGTTACACTAAAGATGGAGAAAGTGTAGAACAGGTGGCAACAAGGTTAGCGGACGAGGTATATAAATTAAAGGAGGTCAGAGATGCCGAAGGGAAAATCAGAGGAATTCAAAGAGAAGATGTCGCCAAAAGAGCAAAGCTCCTTCGAGAAAAGGAGGCTAGACGACTTGGACAATCTGTTGGATCAACGGACAATCGAGGCGTTGACGGAGGACAACAAGGAGTTCTTTCCGGAAAAGTAACTCTTGAGGTTGCTCCAGATCCAAACGACCTAGCACTAACAGAACGCTGGAACGCTTTGTCCATCAAGCAAAAGACGGACGTAAGTTTAAGCGTTGCTAAAGAAATGATTCCTAAGATACTCGCCTCTGCCGGAGTAGAGGGTAACGTAGTTGAGCATCTCGGAGGATATCTAGGCGTAACGAATCCATCTTTCTCTATTGAGCTTCCGGAAGGGACAGAGCCCCACAAACTTGTTCAAGTGGCTAGTATAGCTGGATTCTCTTTGTCGCAAGACAGTGTTCTTGTTACTAGCCCAACCAAATTCGGCGGATCTTCTCCCACCGAAATGATCACCGTCCATCTTCCCGATGGCTCGAACAGCGAAACGATCACCAAGATTTTTGGCGAACTTTCTAAACTGAAAAAAGGAGAAAGTAATCTGGTCGAGGGTCACACCACCATCGACAACAAGATGATGCTTTTGGTTGATCCTAAAATAACAACCGCCGATGAGCTTGGGCCTATGATAGACTCCGCTCTCGGAGAACAATTTCTGATTAGTTCTTCGGATATTTTTTCGTCTTTTGTTTCTAAGGGAGAGAACGACTATGGCTTACAAGGGGAAGGTTCCATTGGAGGAAAATCATCCGATGCTGAAATCGCTAATAATCTTAGGGGCAAAGCCTCCGGACTCATCGACTCAGCCCTCGGAGACATCGAGCGAGAAGGGACAGGAGGACAAAAAGTCCTTAGACAATCCTATCGTTCCGGAGACGTAGATAGAAACGGGCAGATCACTATCGAGGGCCACTTAGCCCTTGTCGAACTTTTCAAATCAAAAAACCTCACAACGATTCTCCACGAATCGGGGCATTACTTCTACGAGGTCATAGAGCGCCTAGCCACTGCGCCGAACGCCGCTCCCGAGATAAAACAGCTTCATTATGATATTAGGGAGTGGTTTGGAGTTAAGGAAGGCGGAACTCCAACCGATGAGATGCTGGAGAGATTTGCTAACGCCTACGAAACCTACCTGATGGAAGGTGTGGCCCCAACTGAAAATCTCCGTTCAGTTTTTGCCAAGTTCAAGGCTTGGTTCACGAGCGTTTATGCAGGAATCCCTAAGACTCAAATGGATCCGAAGATAAGAGATATCTTCGACAGGATGACTAGCGGAAAGGATGCCGCCACTAGAGCGAGGGAAGCTCAGTCGCTCGGGCCTATATTTAAAGATGCGGCATCGGCCCAAATGTCCGATGTCGAATATCAGAAATATAAAAAAGCTGTAACCGATGCCAGCGAAGCGGCTGACGAACAGATCACGACTAAATTCTTGAAGAAGTATAGCCGTGAGCAGAAGAAATTATATGCCGCAAAGAGGGTAGGGGTAGAGGCCGGGGCCAGAGCCGAGGTTGAAGCTATGCCTATTTATCAGACCATAGAAAAACTCCAACACAACCAGACTCCAGATACTCCGCTAAAACTTAAAACATCCGACATTCCTTCCGCTTCAAGGGCTGGACTTCCCAAAGGAGTCACCTCCGAGGCCAACGGAATGCACCCTGATGTCATCGCTGGAGTGCTTGGCTTTGAATCCGGCAGTGAGCTTATGGCGGCTATCTCTAACGCCACCGAGAAAGAACAGCTTATTGACGACATGACCTATCGCCGTATGCTTATCCAGTTCCCTGATATTGCCGAGGGGGAAGATGCTTCCAACGAGGCGATCAAGGCCCACCTGAACGACAGACAGGCGTATAAGTTAAAACTGGAATCTGACATCCTGTTCAAGAACAGCCTACCTGTGGTCAAGGCAGGCATCCGTAGGATCGCTCGCCGCCCTGCGCCGCAGGCAAGCATAACTCAGGCCAGCTTGGGGGCTATCGGGGAACAGAATGTTGGCGACATAAAACCAAACATTTACAAAATTTCGGAGAGAAGGCAGGCCAAAGAGTCTGGTGTGTTGTTCACCAAAGGAGATCTCGATGGAGCCTTTGTCGCAAAAGAACGTGAGCGGATGAACTTTGAGCTGTTTCGCAGGGCCATCGAAGCCAAGGAATACATCTCCCGAGCTTTTGATTTATTCGAAAAGGTTTTGGGGCCGGACTCGAAACTTGCGCCAAAACGTGAAATGAATTACGTTAATGCGGCCCGGGCCGTCTTAGCTGAATTCGGTTTGGCTAAAAAAGGAAAAACTTCCGAAAGCTATTTGGCTCCGATTAAAGAGTATGATGTAGAAAAATATCAGACCATTCTGGCTATGGTAGATTCGGCTATTAGTGATTCGGCAAACTACAACGATGTTCCTTTTAACAAATTCATGGAAATGACTGAGGCGGTTACAGCCATTTGGGAGCTTTCGAAGCACGAGAAATTCATCGAAGTAAATGGCAAGATGATAGAGCGGCAGGAAGCCATCGATGATTTGACAGTGGCTATGGACTCCATCCCCGGAGGCTTGAAGGAGAACGAGTTCGCTGGATTCGCAACATCTGGCGAAAAAAATAAGATGGGCCTACTAGGATTAAGGTCTAGGGGAAGAAGGGTCGAGAGTTGGGCTGAAAGAATGGATCAAAAAAACCCAAGAGGGCCTTTCCACACTTATATGTGGAATGTCATAAATGACGCCACGGTAAAATTCGGCGTAGAAAAAGTTAAATACTTGGAGAAGTTCAACGAACTGGCTAAGGCGGTTGCTCCGGGGATGTCCTACGATGTCATTCTTGCCCCCGAGCTTGGCCCGAATGCCAAATTTGCTGACAAGGGATATCTCTTAGGAGCTATTCTCCACCGTGGTAATCCTAGTAATTTCTCTAAGCTGTTGCGTGGATATAAGTGGGGAACTCTGGACGAGAATGGAGTTTTAGATACTTCTAGGTGGGATGCTTTCGAGAAGCGTATGCAAAAAGAGGGGATGCTAACTAAAGTTGATTATGACTTTGCTCAAGGTGTTTGGGATTTGATGGAAGAATTGAAGCCTGAGTCGCAGAAGGCTCACAAAAAGATGTATGGAAAATTCTACGATGAGGTTACATCCGAGGAATTCGATACCCCTTTCGGAAGATACAAAGGTGGTTACTATCCTGCTATGGCAGATCCTTTTGTTAATCCTGACGCTAGGATCAGAACTGAAAAAGAGCAGTTGGAAGGTCAAGAAAACAGCTTCATGTTTCCGACTCCTGCTAAAGGGTTCACAAAAAATCGTAGCGAAGGATATGCCCGACCTCTGATCCTAGATATCCGACAGGCTTCCTCGCACATGGACAAAGTTCTCCGCTTCATCCATATAGCTCCTCACACCAACGATGTAGCCAAGATCCTTTGGGATAAAGATTTCAGAAGCACTTTAGATGCCCTCGACCCCACTGCCGCCAGCAACATGCTGGTTCCTTGGTTGCAACGATCCGTTCTTCAAATCACTACCATCCCGATCAAAGGGCCAGATGGAGCCATGTTAGATAACTTCTGGAGACAGATCAGGAAGTCTGCCGGAGAACAGATCATGGTTGGAAATATTGTCAACGGAGCTATGCAGATCACTGGATTGTCTGCGTCTCTAATTAGGGTAAAACCTTCTCATCTGAGAGATGCCCTTTGGAAATATAGATCTGGCCCCAAAGCATTCGTTGAGGAGATAACGAACAAGTCTAGCTTTATGTCCCTTGAACTCGAAAAGCAAATAATTGATATTCAAAACGATATCAACGAAATAGTTTTCGAAAAGAGTGGCTTGGACAAGGTTAGGACTTTCTCTGATCGGCATGGTTATTTTTTCCAACGTAGTTTTCAGAATATGGTGAACGTCATAACTTGGACAGGGGCATACGATCAGGCCATCGCCACCCAATCAGGAATCTCTGAAGAAGAAGCTATCCGACAAGCTGACGCCACAGTTCGTCAGACGCAGGGAGGTTTCAGGCCGATTGACATTTCCTCCCTCGAGGTTCAGAAGTCATACATCCAGCTTTTCCAAATGTTCTACTCTTACTACAACCAGCAGGCCAATACTTTAGGAACTGAGTTTGCGACATCGATCACAGACAAAGGCTTTAAAAAAGGGATAGGGAGGGCGGTGTTTGCTGGAATGATGGCGTTCACTCTCCCTGCGGTGATGGGCGGAATGCTCAGACAGTTGGCTCTCGGCAAGGGCCTCGATGACGATGACAACGATGGCTACATGGACGAGGTTATGTCTTGGTTCTTCGCATCACAATTCGATGCGGCGACCTCCATCGTTCCTTTCTTGGGGCCTGTGCTTAGGGCTGGAGTGGCTAGGTTCAATAACAAAACATTCGATGACAACATTTCGACATCTCCTGCTATCGCCATGTTGGAGAGGGTAGTCCATACCCCGGGAGATCTATACAAGGCTTACATCGGAACAGGAAGCAAAAAAGAGTCCATGAAAGATGTCCTGACTTTAATGGGCTATGTGCTTAGGGTTCCGTTGGCATTTGCCGCAAAACCCATTGGCTATTCAATGGATGTGGCCTCTGGAAAGGCCCGACCCGCAGGCCCTATCGACTTTGCAAGGGGTTTAATGACTGGAAAATAGGTTCCCCATGTAGGGAGAATCTACTATAATATTCGCAAACGGAGGAACTGTGTCAATTTCGAACCCAATCGCACGAAACGATTATGTAGGCAATGGAGTCACGATCACTTGGTCGTATGGCTTCAAGGTTTTCGCTGAGTCTGATCTGGCTGTCGTCTCTTACAGCTCTGCCACTGGACTGTTCACAGCCCTAGTGCTTAATGTCGATTACACCGTCACCGGAGTTGGCTCTGACACTGGCGGCTCGATCACACAGATCATCGGCGTATCGATCCCTGCCATCTTGCCAGCAACTTCCACATTATCAATCGTGCGAGGTATGGCGTTCACACAGCCTGCTGTCCTGAATAACCAAGGATTGTTCTACCCTAAAACAATTGAGGATGCCTTTGACCGCTTGACGATGTTGCTCCAACAGATGAACGACACCCTTAACAGATCCGTCAAGCTCCCTTTGACCGAAGCTCCGACTTCATTAAATTCTACACTTCCAACCGTGAGTCAGAGGGCAAACAAATACTTCGGCTGGAACTCCCTCGGAGATATTATCTCCGTAGCAAGTGCGGCTCCCTCGACTCTAGTATCTGCTTTTTGGAATACCATCCTCGGCTTGACAACTAGCCTTGCCTCGAGAACGGCGCTTGGCACAAAAGAGATCGTCTATGCCACCGACTCAGGCGTTTCTCCAAACCATGTTCTCTCTGGCGTCAACATCGCCGCCGCAGGATATGTGGCTCCTACTGCTTACCTAGACGGAGCAACCTACACCTTCAAGGCCGCATTTTCCTCGTCAGCCTTATCGTCACTTGCCGTCAATGGATTGCCTGCTAAACTGCTTAGGAAAAAGGGAGCTGATCCAGCTACGGGAGCTACGCTCTACATCGCCAACTCTCTGCGAGATTATTCCTTGGGCGAATACATCACCGTCCAATACAACCTCGCCCTCGATCAGTTTGTGATCATCTCGAGCATCTATGCTCAGGATAGCATGGTCAGCTATGGTGTCTCAGGGGCCAGCGCAGGCACGACCTACGACACTGGCAACGGGATCAAGCGGGTGAACTTCACGATTACAGGGAATATCTTTGTCTTTAAAGCGGACGTTGCCAACACTGGGGCCTGCACTCTCAACGTGAACGCTGGCGGAGCCAAGCCTCTCAAGATCTCCGCCTTTGGTGTTTTGCAGGATCCGCCTGCTGGCCTGTTCTCTGCCAACGACATCGTGCAAGTCGTCTATGACGGCACGAACTATGTCATCTTGCAGGACACAGCAGTTCGCAAATTGGTTTCGGTAACGAATGTCACGGCTGTCGCCAACACTGGCAACATTGCTCTGGTGGCTGGACAGAAATACTCAGTAGAATTTCAGGCGAATCAAAACACAGCCGCAGGCCGTCTCGACCTTCGATTCAATGCGGATGCAGGCGCACTCTATAAGTGGGTAACTGTTACAGAAAGCACAGGAGCAGGCCCCGTTGCCGGGAACGGAGCCAACGCCGCAACGGAAATTCGTTTGAGTGGCGCTGACCTTGTAGCTGTCGGATCGTCTATCGCTGGTTCATTTGATTTCACTCCCAAAATTGCCGATAGCACAATCGGAAACCTGACACATCGTTCATCGTATTTAACTGGCGCAAATCTTCAAGGGACAACGGGAGCTGGCTATTATGATGGAGCGGCAAACATCACCTCGTTCCAACTGCTGACCTCGGCAGGCACGTTCACTGGCAAGATCCTTGTCTATGCCATCCCAAGCTAAGAGGAAATCATGGCTATAACAATTAAAAAACTTTTTGTTAACAGCGAATCTCAAAAGCAATTTATCGATATAGCCATAGTTGATTACGATCCAGAAATCTTGGAATCGTTGTGCAGAGCTACATGCGCCTCGATCCCGACAGCTCTCGGTATTTACTGCATCGACATGGAACGTCAGGTTATTTTGCAAAAGTGGGCATTCGATACAACGCTTGATCCTCCAGCTCCGGCGAGGGTGTGGTGAAAGACAGACGCAAATCTGACGAACATCAGAAAACTCTGATCAAAGAAGCCATTAAAGAATGGCTGGATGATAAGTTCATGCAGATGGGCCGATGGAGTTTTTGGGGCATCGCCGCCTTCATATTGGCTGGCTTGACCTACATGATTTTTAAAGCAAACGGATGGAGGATAGTTCAGTAATGGAACTAACACTGCAACGCAATTCATCGACAAAGCAATCGACCATTGGCGACCTGTCTATTGACGGATCCCACTTCTGTTTCACATGCGAGGATGTCGTCAGGGAAACTGGCGGCCCTGTGGCTGAGTGGAAGATCAAAGGCGAGACGGCGATCCCCTCTGGTCGCTACAAAATAGGTCTGGTTAATAGCTCACGCTTTGGCCCTGACACCCTGAGCCTTGAAGATGTCCCGGGTTTTGAGTCGATCAGGATCCATTCTGGTAATACGAGCGCCGACACTGAAGGATGCCTGCTTGTGGGCGAAACCCACAACGGAGACATGATCGGGACTTCTCGTGTCGCTCTGGCAAAACTTAAAGAGAAGCTGATCCCTGCCATCAAAGCAGGCGAGGATGTCCACATCACGATATCCAACTGCTGATGATGATCCAGAAGAAAGACATTGATACCGAGGAGGAGCTGGAGCAGGAGCGCCTGCGTCATGCTCCTGTGCTTGGCTCGGATCCTTGGTATGCCTGCCTGCATTGGGCCATCTGGCGCATGATCACCACGCAGATGCTCACCAGAGCTGGCCTATGGGTATTCGGAAGCACCGTCACCCTATTCGCCCTGATTGGAACCACGCTTCTTTCTGAGCATGAAACTCCCGGCTCGATCAACTTGTGCTACGGCGCTGGCGGAAATTGCCTACTCGCATGGATGTGGTATTGTGCGCCACAGCAGGCCAAGCTGATCATGGAAGCGATTGCGGCTCGAATCCGTGGTGAATCAAAAAATCCGCCGCAAGGAGAAATGAAATGAGATTGTTTGTTCTGATGATGATGTTGGCGGGACTTGGGTTTGCTGATGTGACACCCACTGCCGGATCAGGCGAAACGGCTATTTACTTTGAGCCGACCCAAGCTGACAAGGACTGTTGCGCCAGTGCGATCTTGGCACAGCAGGAGAACTATCGTCTCGCAGTAAGCCAGAAGAACTACCGCATGGCCCGAGCTAATGCTTTGTTTCATTTCACTAAAGCATGGGTATGGTTCAACGAAGCCATGAGCATCGCACAGACCGAGGAAGGCTGGATGAATGTTTCTGAATTGAAGAAAGCGCAGGATATGTTAATCAATGCCGGATCAGCGATTGCCGAAGCCGAGAAAGCTGGACACCACGCTTCTAGCGTGAGTGCCTGCAAAGCTCTCGTGACTTCTAATCGTGAGCGAATTGAAGAACAGATCGCCGTTCTACTTAAATAGCATCTTTCTCTTTCTGATGACAGGGGCGTTGCAAAGCGCCCCTTCATCACAAGAGAAGGCTCTGCTATATTTTTATTTTAAAGCAGACCCATCAGTTCAGCCTGCCTTCCTATCCGAAGTTGTCCACGGCACAGAAAAATATGCGAAGAAGTTGGGCCTATCTTCTCAGGTAGATACCCTATTGAGCATGGCCCACAGGGAATCCGGCTTCAATCCTTATGCTGACGATGGACTAGGGAAGCGCCGAAGTCTAGGATTTTACCAGACTCGTGAGCAGTATCGAGAGATGCTGTATAAGTTTTGGTTAGACAGAAAGGTTCGACTCGGGCCTTGGGATTCGGTTGATACGCAATGCGCCTTTGGCGTGGCTGAGTTCTGGATTAAACTTCAAGCATCAAAGGGTAATGTTTGGGAAGCGGTCAGGCGTTACAACGGCGGAGGAGTCAAAGCTAGGGAGTATGCCGCCAAGGTAATGATTTCTAGGCGAGCAATTTTTCACAGGAAACATCGCAAGGGCGAGAAAATAGGAGTTAAAAAATGAACCTCGATAACAAGCACTACGTCATGATCGTCCTGTTGCTGGCGGCATTGGCAAGCCTAGCCTCGATCAAAGTCACCTACTCTAAGCAAGTGGAGCAATTGACCAATGAAAAAAAGACGCTTTCAGATTCATTGGCAATCCAAAGAACAGAAACAGAATCACTCAAGAAGGAGTCGGAATCTCTTGAGACAATTGAGCCTGTGGTATTATCGAATGGTCAGACGGCATACGTTACTCGGCGCACCAGCAAGTCCATCGAGCAATCCGCAAAACAATCCACAGAACAGATCGCTAAACTGACTCAGCAGATCACAGACCTGACGGTGAAGCTGTCACAAAAAACCGAGGTGACAGTCAAGCCAGCTCCATTCTGGAACGTGGTGGCGTCATCCTCGGTCATTGATTATGCTGACGTATCTCAGTGGCAGACCGGAGGAGGAATCAATATTGGGGCGCTTTCTTTGAGCCTGACCAATCCTCTATCGTTGACGTTACAGCCACGGTTGCAGGCGGCAATTCGTTTTTAATTCCTAAATGGATCCTCAACTCGTAAAGGGTTTCGACAGCCTCTACATCGTTGCTGTTCTCATCGCCACGATGGAACTTCGGCTTCAAATTTTTCCCCAAGGAACATCCCAACGCATAGCGCAGGGCTCGTTCGACCTTGAACAGATCCATTAGTTTCTCCTCGGATCAATGTGATCGACCACCACGATCCCGCCTTTGTCATCGTTAATTTTTTTCTTCAACGCTTCAAAAAGTTCCTTGAGATTTTGAACAGTCATCGCCGCCGCCTCGAGTCTGGCAAGCAGTTTGTCGTATTCGAAACCAGATAGATCAACCCTGTCGCTTTCGTCCCACGCCACCTGTGTTTCTGTAATGTCGTTACCTTCCAAGTTCAGGCGTTTCATTCTTCGGCTCCATAGAATTAGTGTAGTCTCTGAAATAAATCCAAGCATCCCGCTCATGCTTGAAGCCTGCCCCGGCCCACGGATGCTCGCCCACCATGTAGGCCATCCTGCGGAATACCACCTTGCGAACTGCGAGCGGGAGTGGGCCATCATCTAGCAACATGGACTTCCCTTTCGAGCCGCCTGCCCACCTCGAGTCCTATCTCGAAGGTGAGCAGTGCGATGATCACGGCGACTAAAGCCCGGGTCATACAGGCACGTTCTTTTCATCGATCACGGTGGGGATCTCTACTGTGGGGCTTACCACTTCCCGCAGGCGCTCGCTGACAAGTGGTGTTGGTTCAGCCACCACCGCTTGTTTGAGATCATACATCTCATCGTCAGCGTGGACTACCCGCTCGAGATCCGTGGACATCGGCAGGCGCTTGCTCAGGCGGCGGATGGCTGACTTGCGCCACATCTCCTCGGCAAACGGCCCTGCCCACGGCCCGTTCTGAGCCCTGCTCACGCCTTTGATCGCCATCACTTGAGCTGTCGTCATCACCTCGATATAGACGGCCCCATCCTTGGTTTTCGCCAAGGCATATACACCGATCTTTTCCCCACGATCCCCGAAAGTGAGGGGCCTGTGCAGGAGGTGTTCTCCATCGCCATCGACATAGAAATCGAAGGCATCGTTTTTGTGAACGATCTGGCTGGTGATGGTGGACAGCTCGCCACTGTTGCGAACCAGTTTCAAGATGCCAGCGACCATCGGCATGTATTGAACTTGGTTCTTGAACATGACGAGAGCCGCCTCTTTGCCGTCAGGGATCAGGCCAGCCTGAGCCGCCTTCATGCAGGCGTTGTAGAGCGAGGGTCTGTCTGCAATCTGGAGGTCGGGATTCTGGCTGATAGCCGTGATCAGGACACGCCGCAGTTTCTCGACTGGAACGTGCGAGGGAAGGGCCTGCTTGAATGCAGGCTCCATGCGAGTGAGAGCTTGCGAGATTTCTTCGAGAGGTTTGATTGCTGTTGATGTTGTCATGGTCGGCTCCTAAAAGGGGATATCGTCAGTGCTGACTGGAGGGCCTGATGGCAGTGAGCTATCAGGAGGTGGAAAGTGCTGTCTGTTTTCTCCTTCGTTCACGCCACTCGGGGCCGCATGAGTAACTGTCGGAGTGATGTTTCCTGTCTCTGCGAACTCCTTAATCTGTGGAATGCATTGCATGATCAACTCCGCCTTCTTCCTGCCGAATCCGAACGGATAGTCCGAGCCCGGGCCAGTTTTGAGCGAGATCATTTTGTTGCCTTTGAATTCTGTTTCTTCTACTACTGCCATATCGTCCTCCTATTTTGACCAAGAAATTCTGAAATCACGAGTGCCGTTTTCTTTCTGCTTTGCCGAGATGGTGAACCCCGGCCCTTTCACTTTCTCTGCGTCTCCGATCAGCGTTACGATCTGAGCCTTGATGCCTTTCTTGAAACCTTCCGAGAGCCCTTCCTGCTCCAGATAACCACGATGTTTCACCGCCAACTCCATCACTTCGGGGCTCGCATCGATGGATTTCCCCGGCGCTGACCGCTTGTAAAGCTCCATGATGAAGTCGGAGTCAGCAACCCAATCCGGCGAGGGCTCGACATTATCATCGATGCTTTTCCAGAAGTCAGCCGAGCGTTTTAAAATCTGCTCATGCACGACAGGATCCGCCTTGCGCTCGATCAAGTGCATCTTGTTACCGCCGACCAAGGCGGCAATGTAGCCTTTGGTCAGTCCAGAAACGAGAAGCTGATGCTGGAGCTGGATCTCTATATGGAGAGGAGCTTCACCTCCGGGCCAGCTATCACGAAAAACCAGACCGTCCACGTTTTTAATTTCAACGAGGAACCACGGAGCCTGCTCGTCAGCCGCCACCGCTCCCTTATAATCGAAGCTCGATCCGAGCCTCTCCTCGGGGAGCCGGAAGTATTGATTGATCCGGCGCATCTCCCAACCATGTTCTTCCTTCAAGCCTACGGCGATGGCGTCCTGCAACCGCAGGCCCCAATTCATCCGCTCGTTGGGCTCGAGTTCGAGCCTTAGATTCTTGTGCTTGCGTTGCCACAGCTCGAACGGAGTCATGTAAGGAGAGCAACCAAACAGAGACGAAATCTCTGTCGAGGTGATATCCTTCTGCCGTAGCTCGAGCCACTGCTCATCCGTCTCTGTGCTGATTCTTTCGATCTTCATACCTACCTCCAAATTTTGTCGCCTTGTTACGACCCGATGAGTGTATCAATTTACTAAACACCTTGCAACAATATTCTTGACTATCTTTGGCCCTCCCTGTATTCTGTTCATCAGTTCTACACACCCTCTTGAGGCTATCGTGAAACACATTAAACCCATCGCTCTTGTCCTGAAATTGTTTGGCGGCACTCGAGCCACGGCCCGGGCCATCGGCATCACGCCTAGCGCCGTGAGCCAGTGGAATAAGGGAGGGGCCATACCCTTTGCTTCCGCCATGAAAATAATCCGGATCGCCAAGGGCCGCCTGTCCGCAAACGACCTTATGTTTGGTCGCAATGTAACTATAAAGTCAGGCAGGGACATTAAGAAAAGGGTGAAAAAATGAGCGAAATCTGCGGTTGGTGTAAGCATTACGAGGACAGCCATCGGAAGGCAGACAAAGCCTGCCCGAACGTGGCGATAGGCGGCTACCTTATGTCCACGTTTAAAACGTGCAGGCATCCACGCTACGAAAGAGTCAACGCCAATCACGAGGCTTGTGTTGTCTGCGGAACCAAGCAGGCGCTCACTCATCATCCGGTTCCAGAATGAGTTTCCAGCTCCGCCAGTATCAGACCGACATCATTGATCAGACCCGCACTTTAATGATGCAGGGCCACAGGTCTATCTTGATCCAGTCGCCAACTGGCTCAGGCAAAACTGCTCTGACCGCCTCGATGCTCGGCACTGCGGCATCAAAGGGCATGGATTCGTGGTTCCTAGTCCATCGTAGAGAGCTTATTAAACAGTCCGTCAAGGCATTCTCGAACGTGGGCATCCGCCACGGCGTCATTGCCAATGGATTTCAGGAGGATCTTCGGCACTGCATACAGATAGGAAGCGTTCAAACACTGGCGAATAGAATCAATAGAACCAGAAGGCCGAAGCTGGTCGTATGGGATGAGGCTCACCACATTGCCGCAGGCAGTTGGTCTAAGATCTTCGCCGCCTATCCCGATGCTTTTCATATCGGCCTGACCGCCACGCCCGAGCGTCTCGATGGCAAGGGATTGAAGAAGTTTTTCAATCGCCTGATCCTCGGGCCAAAGGTTGAGTGGCTGATAGAGAATGGATTTCTAAGTAAGTATCGCCTGTTCGCCCCGGGCGGTATCGACATTTCAGGGCTTCACATTAGGATGGGAGACTATGTTAAATCCGAACTTAATTCCGTGGCAGACCGCCCATCAATTACTGGCGATGCGATTAAACACTATCTTAAACACGCCCGGGGCCGAAGGGCTGTTGTGTTCTGCGTCTCAGTCGAACACTCCAAGCATGTCGCCGCTCAATTCAATGAGGCTGGAATTACGGCTTCTCATGTTGACGGAACAACTGACTCGCAAGAACGGGATAAAGCCATACAAAAATTTGAAACTGGCGAGACTCTTATCCTGTGTAATGTCGAGCTATTCGGAGAAGGGTTCGACCTCCCTGCTATCGAAGTTGCAATCCTACTGCGTCCTACACAGTCGCTTGGATTGCACTTGCAACAGATTGGACGCTCGCTCCGGCCTAGCCCGGGCAAGGAATTTGCCATTATCCTCGATCACGCTGGAAACACGCAACGGCATGGACTTCCAGATCAGGAGCGGGAGTGGAGTCTTGAAGGCAGAGTTAAAAAGAAAGGAGACGCAGAGGCCACGGTCAACGTCAAGATCTGCCCGAAGTGCTTCGCCGCCACCTTCGCCGGGGCCACAGCCTGTAAATACTGCGGGTTCGTCTATCAGATCCAAAGCCGTGAAGTCGATTTCAAAGAAGGCGACCTCGAAGAAGTCGATGTCGAAGCGATCAAGCGCAGGAAAAAACAAGAGCAAGGCCAAGCGCAAACCTACGAAGAACTTGTGGCCCTAGGCCGTGAGCGCAGGTATGACTATCCGGAGAAGTGGGCATCGAATTTAATTAAATTCCGTCAAGCTAAAAGATTGGGGTATCGATGAGCGAAGCGAACCTCATGCGCCGCCTCCAAGTTTTCATAACAAGACTTGGGGCTCGAGTCCTGAGAAACAACGTAGGCATGGCATGGACAGGCACACCACAACATATTAGGGCTCCGACAACCATCACACTACTGCCGGGGGATCTGATTTTAAGAAAATCTGTTCCAATTAAATTTGGTCTTGGTGTTGGGTCATCGGATCTGATAGGATGGCAACCCTTCACAATCACTCAGGAGATGGTTGGAAAAAAGTTCGCAAGATTCACAGCAGTTGAAATAAAAACAGAGACAGGCAGGGTCACTCCCGAACAGCAAAATTTTATATCCGCAGTTAATGACGCAGGCGGCATCGCTGGTGTTATTCGTAGCGAAGAAGATGCAAAGCAACTCCTCACTCCCGGACTCTAAATGGATTTTCAAGGTCTAGCCGAACTCCTCATCGGTAGGTCAGATAGGTTGGTTTCAAGTTGGCTCCCCGGTGGGCGCA